CTGATTGCACACCAGCGACCAGCATCGGAGGCACCATTTCGGCGGCCGTGGTCTCGGCCATGCTCTGAACGTCCACCAGCTTCGACTGCATGGTCGGGATAAGGCCCTGGTCGATGATTTCCTTGGCGAGTTTGTTGCCTGCCTCGGGGCCGAGGGCGGCCACGGCGTCCCGGAGTTCCGGGCCACCCTCGGAGTTCAGCTGCTTCAGGTAGTTGCCGAATAGGCCCGCCTGCTCGATCTGCTTATTAAATCCGTCAATGAGGCTTTGGCCTGTGCGCTTGCCTTCATCGTCGAATTGCTGGATCGTGCCGAGGTCGATGCCGGAGAGGATATTTCCTGCCATGGAGTCGATCCAGGCGTTCATGTCGTCGCGGGCCGACTGGAGCGCCTTGCCGGCGTCGGTGACCTTGCCCGTGAGTTCCTTGACTAGATCTATTTGAGCGCGTAGGCGCGGGTTCATTTTCTCGACTGCATCGGATAGGCCGCCTCCGCCGCCGCCACCCGAGCCGCCTACTGCTTTCTTGGCTTCCTTGGCTTGCGTTGTGAAACGAGCAATAGCGTTGCCCATGGCGTTCACGGTGTCGTAAGCCGCTGTTGGTGTGCCGCCGGTCTCGGATCCGCCGAATAGGAAAGCCGCTCCGCTCGAGGGATTGAGGGCCTTGTTGACTCCTGCGAGGCTGTTGACGACTCCCTCAATGGGGTTAATGGCGTCAATTGCGGCGTTGGCGAGAGTCTGGAAAGCGGGGCCGCCGAAACTAAGTATTTCCTGGAACAGATTATTACCTTGATCGGCAAGAGTCTTAAAGCCCAGTGCAGCGTCCAGGAGTGTTCCGCCGAGTTCGCCGAGCTTCTTTCCGAGATCTTCGGTCTCGGGCTGGAGTTCGCGCATCCTTTGGCTGAGGTTCCCGACTCCGCCGCTAGTGCTGGTGAAGCCTTCGATGAGGCCCTTGCCGAGCGATTCCTTTAGTTCATCGAATGCGATCCCGAGAATCTTAATTTGGCCTTGGAAGGTTTCAGCCTGGGCCGCGGCTTGGCCGCCGAACGTGGTCGAGAGTTGCGCAACGGCGGCGTCGAGGTCTTTGTTCTTAATAATCGAGGAGTCGATGCCCGCATTGAGTTTGCCCAAGGCGCCAAAGTTTCCGTCTAAGGCTTTGCCCAAAGAATTGGCTACAGATTCCAAACTCTTATTTGCGCCGATTGAGGTGTCGACGGCTACGTTGAGCAGTTTTTGCGCCTGTGCCACGTTGCCGGTGGAGATGAGTAGGCGCTCGAATGCAGGGCGTAGTTCGCTGTCGGTAACGCCTGTGGCGAATTGGAGATTATCGACAAATGTGTTCACCTGCTCGGATGCGTCGGCAAATCCGAGGTTTTCCAGGGTTGTGTTGAGTTTTGTTAGTTCTGCTTCCTCGGCCATGGCGGCCTGAACACCGTCAACGGCCAGGGCGACGGCGAATGCGCCCGCAGCTGCGGCTGCGCCCAAGAGTGCGGGGCCGACCATGCTGGTGAGTTTGTTGCCGAATCCTGAAAGGCTGTTATCCGCTTGGGATAGGCCTGAGCGGAGTTTGGATACGTCTGCGGCCAGGTAGACGGTTAGGGTCTTTCCGATAGCCATTAGAGGTAACTCCATTTCAGAACGATTTGGTCGACGGCCTTAGCCCATTCCTGCATGGCGCCACCCTGGTATTGCCGGACGTTTTCCATCCAATTCGTGCCTTCGCCGAATGCTTCGGGAGCGCGTTTCTGTGCTCCTGCTCGGCCGCGGTCACCCTTATCGGAAAGGTAACGGACCATTGTGGGAGAGGCTCCGCCTGAGAATTTCTTGCGGGCTCCGCCAATATTTACGGCAGGAACGCGGTCTTTCTTTACCTTGACCGATTCTGCGATCTTTGTGCCCCATGGCCCTGCGTAGTTAATTGCGGCTTCGCGCCACGCTGGAGCCATGTGCTTATCGGCAACGGCTTGAGAGGCCTGCCTGAGTTCGGCCGAAGCCTCTTTGGGCAGTTTTCGGAAGGCTCGAAGAATGTCGTTTAGTCCGTCGACGTAGGTGTCAAACACTTTGGCTGGAGCCACTGCTTAACACCTCCACTATGGTGGCTAGTTGCCGGGGATCGTAGGCGGCCACCTCCTCGATGGGCCTGCCGAGCCTGACCGCTAGCTGCGTTACGAATCTTCTAACGGAGCCTGTTGGGTAGGGTCCGGCGTTTCGCCGTCCTCTGCCCAGACGTTCTTTTCCTTTGCCCAGGTCTTCACCTGCGCAAGCGTGCTAGGCGATTCCCCAGTCACGTGGATGTACGCGCAGACTAGGCGAATGCCCATTGTGCCGGGCTTGCGCTTTGCCTTCTCGTACAGTTCCTCGGCCTCCATGAGATCGACTGAGCAGATCTCGAAAGTCTGCGGGTCGGGCTGTTCGGAGGTGGTGACAATGATTCTTGGATACATGGCGTTCCCCGTTCTCTAGTTGGTTATGCGAAGGTTACAGTTCCCTGTGCCGAAACGGTGCAGCTGGCGACACCGGCGGCGTCGAAAGTGACATCGCAGGAGTCGATCCACATGGCGGTACCCGTCCAAACGCCCGTGGCTGACTCGACGACCATGCCGATCGAGGTGCCTGCGGCGATCGAGGTCTGAAGGGCGTCGTAGATGCCGGTGTTCTCGTCGTATAGGAAATCGAGCGAGATCGTCGAGTTGAGGTCGGTCTGGTTAAACGCCACATCGCTGAGGGTCTTGGTGCGCATAACGGTCGGCGTGGTGGTGATGGTGCCGGTCGTGATCTGGTCCTCGTACTGGGTGGCGCCCACCTGAACGGTGAAAGCGGCACCGGCCACGGAAACAACTGCCATTTTTTTTACTCCTTCATAGAAACGGAAACGTTTATCTCCGTTGTGTACACGGTGCCTTGCGCTCCCACATCATTTAGCTGCGGGGGGTTTACGACATCCCACGAGAATCCTGCGGGGATGAGCGGGAGGAGGAGGTCGATAGCGTTCTCGACATCCAGGGTAGCGGCCTCATTGTTTCGAGGGCTGATAACGATTAGGACACGCCAGCGCACACGGTAGCCGAGGGCGGTGCCCCGCTCATGGGTGATCCAGGGCGAGTCCGGCACGATGACGACGGCCGGCGGCCGAGGTACGGCGGGAACAGTCGTATAGACCTGGAGGCCCTGCCCGGTAAATGCCGTGACAAGGGCCTCTCGTGAGTCCGTGGTGAGGGCCATTAGCCGATCATGCCCTTTACGTCCATGTACGGGCCGAGGAGGGCCATAACGCGGCGCGTCATCCAGACCGATAGGCGGTAAGGGCCTGGGCTGAAATCGGTTGCCACGGCCTGCCCGCCTGCTGCTGTGCGTGCCTGATAGATCTCGACGGCCACCGAAAGGGCGGCCTCTTTGCAGGCTGCGGGCTCTAGCTCGTAGGCGCCCGTGGTGAGTAGGGACGCGACAATATCGTCGGCAGCCTCGGCTACCTGATCGAAAGGCTCCTGGGGCGGGTCATAGTCGAGGTCTAGCGCGGTGGCTAGTTCCTCACCCGTCACGAGTGCCATTTGTCGCGTCCCTACTCTTTAGCGGCGATTAAGCCTGGTTGTAAATGCCGACGATGCCAGCCGGGATGAACGGCGTAATAACCCCGTATCCATAAATCGCTGACTCCCTACCTAGGTTCGAAACCACATCGGCCGACATCGTGCGGGGGCCGTCCTCTGCCCAGCGAACTGCGGCCGAGTTGGTGACGATGGCGTCCTGGGTCTCGTTGGTGGCGAAGTTGCGTGCCAGCACGAGCGGAAGGCCCATGACCGAGGCGCGAACCGTGGTGCCATCGAAGGTGCCCGAGGCGTTGAAGTTCGCGTAGTTCTGGCTCTGGAAGTAGGACCAGGCTGCGATCTTCTTGTACACGGCCGAGTTGACGTACACGACCTCGGCCGGCTGGCCGGTGGCGTTCTGAACGTCGACTGCTGCGGCCCAGACGGCCTCAACGAATGCAGCGCCGGTGGTGTCTGCGCTGAAGTCGTAGTCGAGGCCTGCGGTGTCGTTTGCCCAGAGGCCGGTCTGGAATGCGTAATCGGTCTCGGTGCCGTAGCCGCCCATGAGGATGCGCATGTGTGCGGTGACGTAGGAGGGGTCGGTGCGCTCGATGACCTGCTGCGTCAGGCGGTTGCCGGAGGCGTAGGTCGCGAGGGTCGCGGTGCCCTTCTTGATGTCGATGTCGACCGAGTTGATCTCGTCATTTTCTGCGGCCTGTGCGGCGACAATGGCTGAAAGGTCTCCATCGAAGTAAGGCCAGTTGATGGTCAGGCCTGCGCCTGCGGCCGAGATTGCTCCGCCGACGGCGTTGATGCAGGGACGGCCACGATCGAGGACGCCACGGATGTCGCGCCACCAGACGGGCGGGACGAGACCGGGAGCATCTGCGAGGGTGGACACATCGAGTGCGCGCTCCTCGGAGCCGTTGTAGACGGCCTTGACGTATTCGCCAAACGATCGGTACTGCTCGAGCGGGTGTGCTGCCTCGGAGGTGAAGCTGCGGGCCTCGACGGCTGCGAGCTGCTCACGGACCTGGGCGATGGCCTCACGGGCCTGGATGTCTGCGGCTACCGCCGGAGCGGTTTCCACCTCGACGGTTTCGACTGACATGGATTCTTCCTCTCGGATCGCGCTAACGCCTGCGGTGGCGTAAGCGGGCATATGGGTCACGGACACCTCGGCCAGGGCGGCGCGTGCGTGCCGGACGATCGTGCGAGCCTTGTTCCAGATCGACTCGGACGGGGTGAAGCCGACCGACAGGCCCTTAGCCGAGCCGGTGCGGATAAGTGTGGCGGCATCGCGGCCCTGGACGGTGTTCGCGATCTGAAAGTCGATGTAAAGACCATCGGGCTTATTTTCAGCTGCGGTAATGACGCCGATCGGCTCACCATGGCGGTAGGCGAGGGGCTTGCCCACAACGTCCTGGGGATCGAATGCGTTAGCGTCGAAAGACTCGCGCACCTGGCCGATTCGGGTCTCGACTCCGTAGGGGACGGCTCGGCCGTAGCCTTGGCCGGCAATATCGGGATTCTCGGCATCCTCACGCATTTCGATGAGGAGTTCGGAAAGAAATTCTGTCGTCTGCACTATGGCCTCATATCTGGATCTTCGGTGATGATGTCCGGCAGGTCGAGGAGGTCGCGGGCTTCGTCGATGCTGATGACTTCGAGCGGGCGAAGCGTGGAAATGAGCGTGGTGATCTCTGAGGGGTTTGCCTTCAGGAATATCGAGGTATCGAATGCGACGGTGTGCCCGCGGGGCGTGACATCGTTCATTGAGAGGCGCTCGGAGATAAAGCGCATGACTGGAGTCAGGCTGAGATCGAGCAACTGTCGGTAAAGGTCGGTTCGGTTGCTGTAGGTCAGGCTTGAGCCCTGGGTCGAGGCGTTGACCCATTGGGCGTCGAGGTTAGCCTGCCGGGCGATTGCGATGGCGCTGGCGTTCCTGGCGTCCGTGAGCTGCATATCGTTGGGCGAGAATCCGCCGATCGTTTCGGTCGAGATCGTCGAGTTGAGGTACGCGGTCGACCGGGCGGTACGTGCAGTTTCCCAAGCCTCGAGGAGATCGTCGACCACGGATGCCGGCAGATCTGCGCCCGAGTTCTTCAGGATGACATTCGGGGTCGGATATTCGGCATATCGGAGGCAAGCGGCCTCGAGGGCTGCGGCTGTATTGACGGCCGAGGCCATTGTGCGAAGCCAGCCGCCCAGGCCGTCGCCATCGAAGCGAATAACGTCCCGCATGGGGACGGCGACACCGTTCCAGTAGATCTGCCCAAGTGCGGGAAAGACCTCCATGGTGGCGTCAGCTGCGGGGGTGAAGGCGATCTGGTCGAAGGGCATGTATTCGATCGAGGTCGGAAATCCATCCCAGGCGCGGGCGGTCACGTGCCAGTACGCGACGTCGCGGGTCAGGAGATCCGAAACGGTGCGGGCCATGACTGCGCCGTATGTGCTTACCGGGTCGGGCTGGTTCAGGAATGCTCGAGCGACGACCTGATCCCTGCCGATGTATTCCTTGAGCGGGAAAGCCGAGATCGTGTGGGTGTAGACCTTCAGGGCCTTAGTGAATGCCGGCACCTGGAGGGCCACGCTCATGGTGGTGGCGTAGGTACTCATGCCTTGGATTAGGCCGAGGATGTCTCCAGAAATGTCGCGAACGTACGGGACCGGCTCGGCTTCCATTCGCGCTGCCGCTTCCTGGATTCGAGCATGGTCCCGTACGATCGCTAGTGAACGGGGAAACGCCACGGGTGTAATTCTGGCCGCATACCATAGGGCCGTCAAGTATCAAAGCATTTCTGTGCTTTATGCGCGTCGGCGTGTATGAATCCGAGCCATAGGCCGAGGGGTCTTTGCTGCCTGGTAGGCGGCGAACATTACGGCTCGGGCGGCGTACACGCCTCCGTGGCCCATGCGGGCTGACATGACCCAGCCGCCCTGACGCTTAGAAATATTCGACTGGGTGAAATGCTCGAGCAGGGTCTCGGAATCTTCGTGTAGCAAGGCCCGCCGGTCGAATAGGTCGAGGATATTCTGAGTCGCAGCTGCGGCCTCACGCTGCCCGACCAGTTCGTCGAATCGCTCCTGAAGCCTGTCCACATATCCAGGAGTGACCTGTATAAATAGACTGGGGTGATCCTTGCGGATTTCCCCTAGACGTATGTCGACATCCTTGATCGTGCGGTGAGTCGTAACCCTGCACACGATCCGGCCGTCCTCGAGGGGTGCGGCGATTGCCACGGCGTGGCCCATGCCGTCAAAGTCTGACTCAACCGCGACCGACCATGTAGCGGCCGTCGGCAGGGCCTCGTCGGAGAGGGTTTCCTTCCACCAGGAATCCTTCAGCCAATGGTTAGCTCGAGGAACCCAAAGGTTGAGGTATTCGCGGAGCCATGACGACTGCTCGATGTTTTCCCATTGGCCGCGTAGGAATGCCTCGCGCTTTTCGTTCCACTCGGGGCTGGCGTACTTCCAGGTCTCTGGATCGTCCGGGTCCGAGGTCGGAGGGGCTGACCACTCGAGGAGCAGGATATTCCCTGGGTCTTCCGAGCCGAGGTGGTCGATTGCTCGCTGACGGTACGAGGTCATTAGGTCGCTCGAGGAATCCCCAGCTGTCGACACTAGCCATGCCTGCGGGTTAAGGCGCTCGGCCATGGTCGGGGCAATAGCGCCCATGAATACTTGACTCGGGATGCTCCAGGCCTCATCGAGGAAAGCCATATTTATCGAGAAGCCGACGCCCGCTGAATCGTTAGCTGCGTGGATTAGCCATCGGTCGCCGGACGGTAACTCGATGCCTGCCCGCTCATTTCCCCACCGGGCCGCTTGCTTGCCGTACTTCTCGACCGCCCAGATTCCAGCCGGCCGCATGACCTCCATGGCGGTCGCCCGCTTATTCGCCACATGCAGGATCGTTTGCGGTTCGCCGAACAATTCCGCGTGGTGAAGCCGCCACATGCAGATCGCTCGAGACAGAACCGACTTACCCGACTGGCGGGCAACTGTCAGCACGACCGTCGACCAGCACAACTCGCCCGACTCTGGGTAATACTCGAGCGCCCGGTCGATCGCGTAGCCCTGCCAGCCGCGCAGCTTCAGGCCATAAACGCTTTCCAGCCATTCCCGAGCCGCCGGACCATGCGTAGCGTATGTCCCCCGTGGTGGCCCTGTCTCTAACCGTGGCAATACGAAACCTTCAGGATGTACCCGAGCCTTCTCGGTCTGCTTCTGGCCCTTCCTGGAGCCTTGTGGGACTTCTGGGGGATAATTGAG